CTGGCAGAGGCAGAGCGTATGGTGGAGTTCTACCGCTCCTGCGGGTCCCCCTCCCACATTGCCCCCAGCAGTCTGGCACAGTTCGCCCACCTGCAGTAGTGGCACAACGGGTGCCTCTGGCACCCACCCCACCCCCTATAATTGATTCATACCAAACGAACCGGACCGATGCCTAACCTAGCAACCCTGATCTGTATTGGTGATATGATCCGCATCGCATCTGTAGACTTGCCTGTGACTACAGCAGAAAACATCCGGCAGATGCACCGCCAGACGTGCGGTGCTGAGATTCTCCGCCTGATTGTACGTGATGACCTGGGAGGTGCTGCTGATGTAATTGCCAACGCACTCCGGGTCAATTCCTGAACTGGCACAAGGGGTCTCCCCCCGCCCTCTGACCTGCTACAATTAACTCAGTTCACACCCCGAACCCATATGGCAACCGCAACCTACCAGACCTGCCTGACCGATACCACCTACAACGGGTGGACCAATTATGAAACCTGGAACGTTGTCCTCTGGATTGAGAATGACGAATCCATTCACAACTTCATTCAGGAGAATGATGTCTGCTGCTACGAAGAACTGCTGGAAGCATTCTACGAATTCGGCACTAAAGAGACCCCTGACGGTGTGAAGTGGAACGACCCTAAAGTTAATCGGGCAGAAATCAACGGCGACGTTTTCGACTTCTAAATCTACAGTCCTGGGAATGACTCTAAACTTCCCCACACTTTCTAACACTTTCCCCCTTTCATTATGTCCCGCGATGTCATCCTTTCACTCCTTCGCCAAGGTTCCAATGGTTCGGAGATTCTCCAAATTCTTGATACAATTGCTGATGGGGTTTCTGACGGTGGCGATTCTGATTCCGCTGCTGCTCCTACTCTGACTGAAATTCAGTTCTGATAGCTAACTGCCCTCTGCCCTGTGCCGGTCAAACCGCTGGCACAGGGTTTTCGCTTGGGGCACCGATGACCCTGTATGATAAGGGGACAAACGAACGAAACCTCATGACCCGCCTTGATGTCATCTGCCCCTCCGCTCCCTGGGAGAACACCACCACCGATGCCGACCGGGCATGGGACCTCTGCCTGGACCTCTCTGAGGAGTATGGTTACGCTCAGGTCCGGGAGCGGGTCAATGGCACCATCATCGGAGAATACACTGAGGGGCGCTGACCCCCCTCCGACGTGCTACAATTAACGCAGTTCACCACCACCGACCGATGACCCTCTACCCCTACGCTGCCTGCTCTGACCTGAAGACCCGTCAAATCAAATGGATCTCCCGTGCCGACCAATTGAAGAACGGTTCCCGCCCCGGTCAGTACATCCACTGGGGTGTGCCCGCTACCGTCATCGCCGCCCAGTTCTCTGAGACGCACTTCGCCCCGCACCGTTGCCCCATCAGCGGGTGGGTCAGTCAGCAGGGGTTCTGACCCCATTCGTGCTACAATTAACTCAGTTCACACCCCCCCCCCCATCATGGCACTTCACAACCAACACACCGCCATCGGTCATCTGGGTTCCGGCGCCGATGGCGTTCGTGCCTCTATGGCAGTCAACTCTGCCAACGGTTCGGGGCGTGGCATGACCCTGACCCCCGTAACCGGTCTGGGTCGGCAGTGGGTCGGAGACAAGACCATCAATGCCCAACGCTTCGCCGCTCAGGCAAAGGCAGACCGAATCGCCGCTGCCCGTGACCGCCGCCTGAATGGGGTGGGTCACTCCCCGCTCGCCGCCCGCTTCTGAGCGGGTTGGTCGTTCGTGCCGGGGCAGTCTGGTCGTTCGTGTGGGGGCAGTGCCCATGGCGCGGTGCCGACCCCCCGCCGCCCCGTATATAAAAACAACGGGTCCCCCTAACCTACAAAGTGTTACGGAAGCGAGAGATATATAACCTCCAAACATAAAAATTTTTTTCGCTATATAAAAAATAAAATAAGGTTTTATAAACACGAAGATGAAAAAAAATTCCGAAGAAATTTTTGAGTCCGTACAGGTCGATCCAATTACCGGTCAATATTTCATAATTATTCCCGAGCAAATTATGAACGAACTTTCTTGGTATGAAGATACCGAAGTCAAATTTTTATTGGACGGTAAAGATGTGATTCTGTCCGAAAACGATTGATTGACAACTGATATATAATGTTGTATGATACTGAAGTAACTACTTTCAATTATGGCTAAAGGATTTACCGTAAAAGCAGCTGCCCCCGTGGCATCTAAAGAACCAGAATGGGATTATGATCTCGCAAAGGAAATGGTAAGAGGCAAATCAATTGTCTTTTGTCTTCCTGGAAGAGGAGTATCATATACCTATCTAAAGAGTTTTGTTCAACTTTGTTTTGACCTAGTTCAGTCCGGAGCAAGTATTCAAATCTCGCAGGACTATTCATCAATGGTAAACTTTGCAAGATGCAAATGTTTAGGTGCGAATGTACTACGTGGACCTGACCAACTCCCCTGGGATGGAAAACTTAAATATGATTGGCAACTTTGGATTGACTCCGATATTGTCTTTAATACCGAAAAGTTCTGGCAACTTATTCTAATGGATAAGGACATTGCCTCCGGATGGTATGCAACCGAAGATGGTCACACCACATCAGTTGCTCACTGGATGGAAGAAGATGATTTCCGCAATAATGGTGGAGTTATGAATCACGAAACTGTTGAAAGTATCTCAAAGCGTCGTAAACCATTCACCGTCGATTATGCCGGATTTGGTTGGTTACTCATTAAGAATGGAGTATTTGAACATTCGGAAATGAAGTATCCATGGTTTGCTCCTAAGATGCAAGTCTTTGAATCTGGAGAAGTTCAGGACATGTGCGGGGAGGATGTATCATTCTGTTTGGACGCAAAGGAAGCAGGATTTGAAATTTGGTGCGATCCTCGCATTAGAGTCGGTCACGAAAAGACAAGAGTGATTTGATGACTAACGAATCTTACAATATAATATGTAAGGGTCGTAAAATTTATTCTAACCTTACAGAGGAAGAATACTTCAATATTATGGAGGATCTGTCTGAACAATTTTATCAGACGGGTTCTCCTAATCCAAATGAAATTGAAACTGAAATTATAGGAGAAAATTAATGGCAATCAAAAAATCATCGGGTGGTGGAAAGCAGGTAATTGAATCTCTTCCCAAGAAAACTAGGCAGGGTTGCGGTGCTAATACTAAGTATGCCGCGTCTTCTCGTAATAAAGCTCGTAAGAAATACAGAGGTCAGGGGAAATAAATGGCACCTAAGAAACCAAAGAAAAATCCAACATTTGGTAACGGAGATAAAAGAAAGGCAACAGGGCAATGTAGATCTGATGCTCAAAAAAGAGCATCTAATAGTAGAAAGAAAAAATAATTTAAGTGGGCAAGACCCACTTTTTTAATGAAATAAATAAATTTTTAATAAAAATAATAATTGGAACAGTATTCGATGGGAACACATCTTCTTTTGGAGGTGTATGATGTTAAATTTAACCTCTTAAATGACGTAATATCTCTCCAAGAAACCATGGAGAAGGGTATTAATCGTGCAAATATGACTATTTTGAATATTTTTTCCCATTGTTTTCTCCCTCAGGGATGTACAATAGTCATTGCTCTCTCAGAAAGTCATGTTTCTTGCCACACCTGGCCAGAAAATGGATCTATTGCCATCGATGTATATACTTGTGGTGACGGAAATCCCAAATTAATTGCAATTGAATTGTTAAAGTACCTGAATTCGAATAATTTTAGACTTCGTGAAGTAAACCGTTAAATAGTAATAGGAGATAGAAACCTCCTTTATAAAAGTTTCTGTTTTATTCATTAAAACAGGAGTTTCAAATGCTATTCGAATCAGACGACAATCAAAAAAGAGTCATTCAAGAAGTTTTTTATGACATTGCACCAAAACATAACCTAAAAAAACAGGTTGAACTACACGAAAAAATTCGTAATGATGAGGACTATGATGATTGGTCATATGGAACAGAACCAAGTTATGGTTCTTCTTGGAAGTAAGTATAAATAAATAAAAAAACTTTCGTTCAATGGCAATTCAGAGGATATCCAGATCATTTAAAGATATCAGTTTATCCTTTGAACCTCATCCAGTAACAAAGGATCTACCGATACTAAAGAATGAAAATGCAATTCGCAGGTCCGTAAGAAATATTGTAGAAACTATTCCAACAGAAAGATTCTTCAATTCATTATTAGGATCTGACATTACACGAAGTTTATTTGAATTTGTTGATTTTGGTACTGCATCAGTAATACAAAGTCAAATTGAAATATCAATTAATAACTTCGAACCAAGAGTTGATAATGTAACAGTTCAGGTGGATCCTATTCCAGATGATAATACATTTAATGTAACAATTATTTTTGATATTATAGGACAAGAATTTCCAACTCAAGAATATTCATTCATACTAGAGGCAACAAGATAAAATGCC